GATGCGGACGCGCCCATGGTGATGTTCTCGTCCGTGGACCACACCACCTCGGATGCCCCGGTCGGGGCCCGCTCGTCCACCGAGATCGACACCGAATTGATGATGTTCCGCCAGGCGTCGTCGTACGTGTACCCGCGCGACATGATCGGCTCAGCGGAGCCGGAGGTGCCCCGCCACGTCGACTGACTGACCGTGCTGGCCGTGCGAACCAGGCGGTGATGACGGTCCCGGAACACGATCTCCCCGGCCGACCCGATCGTGAGAAGAGCCGGCGGCCCCTCGGACACCACGATCTGGGTGAGCATGTCGAGGACGTCCGCGCCGTCCGCCCACCACCAGGGGACGGTCGTCGCCCCCGTGTCTAGGTCCCGGCCGCCAGTCCAGCCGGCGGCCGTGAGGATGGTGTCGATCACCGCACCGGTTCGCAGGCCCGCGTAGAGCGGGGTGCTGATGGTCTGCCCGCGGAAGTCGGCCAGCCAGTCCACGAGCGAGAAGCTGACCTGCTTCGATTCCACGTCCGGGTTGATCGGTGAGTCGTCCGTGTGGCCGGAGAAGATCGTGTAGGTCGTCCCGCTGACGGTCCGTGTGATCTTCACCGGCCGCGCGGGTTTCACGTTCCCCGTCAGCGGGCTCGACGTGTTGCGCGGGCTGTAATCTCGGGACTTGTTGTCGAGAGCGAACGACCCGCGCCCGGCGGTGATGGGCGTCAGGTTGGTGGACTGATCCCGCCCGAACTCCGCCTGGATCGGACCGCGAACCCGGTCGGTGACGACGTCGCCAACATTCGTGTAGACGCCGTTCTTGTTCCAGTCGACGGCGACCGCGAGCTGGCTGCTCAATCCCTCAGCCTCCCGTGCCGCTTCGCGTTCGTGATGACCCGCACCAGCTTGTTCTCCAGTTCGATGTCGCTGCCGGTCGCGTAGATGTTCACCGTGAGCCCTCCCGCGCCGGCCGGCAGGCCGCGGCTCAGCATCGGAATCAGGCGGTCGAAGGTGCGCGTCTGAGTGGCCGACAGAACCCGCTCGGGGCCCTTCTCGCCCACGCCGACCAAGCTTGGCCGCGACACGACACCTCCGGAGCCGTACCAGTGATGGGCCTGCCAGAACGCCTGAGCGTTCTCGGCCGTGCTGTACCGGTCGCGGACGTACATCCGGAACATCTTCAGCTGGGCACCGAAATCGGTTGTCCCGGCCGACACTCCGAGAATCGCGCCGTAGTGCTGCCGGTTGGCGAGCAAGAGCTGACCGAGGCCGAACGCGGTTGACGTCGGGTTGTCCGCGTTGGTCCGGCCCCCGGACTCGTGCATGATGATCCACCGCTCGGCCGCCGAGAGGCCACCCGACATCACGGAGCCCCCACCACCGCCGAAACCCAGAACATCGGCGAACTTCCCGCCAAGCCCCGACAGGGCCTTCATCGCCTTCGCCGGGAGGTTCTTGATCGAGATGAGCCCCTTGTCGACCAGGGCGCCGAGTGCCTTTGGCATCGACCCGAAGATCTTCCCGATGCTCTGCACCGGGTTCTTGTCGACCATGCCGGTAAACAGGGACGTGATCAGGTTGCTGCCCATGCTGCGGAACACCTTGGACGGCGAGGCGATCCCGAAGAAGCTCTTGACCGCCCGCACGATCCGGCCGCCGACGGACGCCGCCCACCGGCCGGCGTCGGAGACCTTGCTGAGCATCCCTTCGTACAGCCCGGCGAGCAGGCGCCGCCCGGACAGGACCAGCCACTGGCCGGCGGGCGCGAATCGGCCGGTGATCCGGCCGATCATTCTGCCCAGCGAGCTGATCAGCGATCCGGCGCGACCGGAGATGCCGGAAATCAGGCCACCGACCAGACGGGAACCTTCGTCGATCAGCCACCCGCCGGCGCGGCGGAACGGCCGAGTCAGCCACTCGATGACGCGGCCCACAATCCGGGTCGCCTTACCGGCCTGGCGACCGATGCCGATGAAGATCCCCTCGATCATGTCGCGGGCCGCATTGGCCAGGCCGGAGGCGGACAGCCGCAGCCAGGTTCCGATGCGCCCTGTGAGTCGGCTGATCCATCTCGACGTGACAGGGAAGATTTCCGCGAATCCCTTCGCGAAACCGCGACCGGCGAACTTAATGAAATTCCACATCGCGTCGAACACTTTTACTGCGGTGTGGTCGAGGCCCCAGACGATCCACTTACCGAACGGCAGCGCCTCAAGCATTCCCCGTAGCGGCTTGAAGACGGCGAAGATCTTGCCGATAGGAATCAGGGTGGCAATGGCGAAGAGCACTTCGCCGGGGTGCTTTTTGAACGCCTCGATGAGTCCGTCGATCAGGGTCAGAGTGAAGCCCAGGGCGAGCGGTGCGGCGGTGCGACCGATCGCCTTTCCGACGTTGAGCCAGTCGATATCGGCGAACAGTTTTCCGAGAGCCTGGGTTACGTTGTTGAGGCCCGCCATGGCCTTGGTCAGGCCGTCGCCGATGGTCTTTCCCAGACCAGACCAGTCGCCCGTCTTGATGCCAGCAGTAGCCCCATCGATGATCTGAGACCCGAATTCGACGGCACCATCGCTGATCGACTTACCCAGCAGGGTGACCGGAATGTCGATAGGGCTGATTACTGCGGCGAGACCCTTGAAGACGGATTTCAGTCTCGGAATCACGTCGGTCTCAACGAATGACAGAGCCGTCTGGAAGTTGTTCGTCAAGTCCAGTTTCGCCCAGACCGTTTCCGCCCCGGCTCTCGCCGTCTTGAATCCGGCGATCAATTTCGGTGCGCCCGTTGACGACATCCAGTCCGAGAAGATCCGCAGCTTCGGGACGCCCTTCGTCGCCACCCAGTCGGCGATGCTCGTCAGCGCGGGCAGCGCCTTCGCGGCGATGTCGCGCTCAAGGTCGCCGATGGCATCCTTGGCCCGGAACACCGCACCGGAGAACCCGGAGCCAGCGGCTTTCGCGGCCCCGCCGAACTCCTTGTTCAGCTCCCCGAGGATGATCTTCTGAGCGTCCATGGTGCGCCCGGACTCGACCAGCGCCTTGATCTGATCCTTCTGCGCCTGCGTGAACGACACCCCGACCTTGGTCAGCGCCGCCACGCCCTTGATCGGGTCGTTGAGTGCCTTGCCCACCTGGATGCTCGCGCCCTGCAGGTCGGTCCCGAGGGCCACCGACATGTCCAGGGTTGACCTGGTGGCCATGTCGAAGATCCGGTTCTTGCCCACGTTGCGGATGTTCGTGAACGTCGCCAGCACGTTCTGCGAGTTGATGATCAGCTCTTCGTCGGTGGTGCCGAGGCTCTCCAGCTGGGCGGCCAGCGCCTGCACCCCACCGACCGAGATGTGTGCCTGGTTGCCGGTCGACTTGATGACCGCGCCCGTCTTCAGCGCCAGCTTCTGGTAGGCGTCCGCCGCCGTGACGCCGTCCTTGAACGCCTTGCCCAGCGCCAGCACGCCGCCGGCTGCGACCGCCCCGAAGGCGATCGCCGCTGTCTTGCCGAACTTCCCGACCTTCTTAGCCAGGGAATCGGTGTCGTCACCGACCTTGTTAGCCGTGCGGCTGAAGTTGTTATCGGCGAGGAAATTGAACCGCAGGGTGTTCACGCTCACAGCGGACTACCCCCCGTCCGCACGTCGTCGTCGATCTTCTGTTTGAGCCGCAGGTACATCCGGTGTTCTAGCCGGTCGCATTCCCAGGGTCGGAGTCCCCATCGGTCGAGGAAAGCGACGACGTAGTCGTCGTAGGTGTCGAGGAGGGGTCCGCCGGGGTCGTATCCGAAGAACCCTCCGGCGGCGAGTCTTTTCCCTCGGCCTCGTCCTCGACCATCAGGTCCAGGGTGACCGCGTCGAACTCCACCTCGTCGAACGTGAGCGGACCGCTCCCGTCGGCGCTGCGCTGACCAAGGCGCTTGCGCAGGGTCCAGATCAGGGCGGTCGCCGCGATCATTGACCCCCCGTTCAGGCCCTGCTCCCACTTGACCGCCGTCATGCCGGTCGCCTTCTCGATCTCCATCAGCTCTTTGTTGCCGAACCTGTTCGGGTCGAATGTGTAGATCTCGCCGTCGGCGCTGACCTTCAACGCGTACCGCCTTTCAGTGGGAGAGACGTTTCTCGATGTCGTCGATGACCTTCTTCACCGACGCGCGCACGTCCTTGGCGGACTGGCGGTTCGCTTCGTCGAACCAGCCACGACGCGACGCCTGGACCACCCAGGTATTCCGGTCACCGAACACCGGATGCCGCCAACTGCCCTTGTTCGTCACCTTCGGCAGGGCTGCCTGGTCGCCCATCCGCGCCCGCGACAACCGCACCGCCACCCCGGCCTGGTTCCCGCCGGTGCGCACCTGGACGCTGGTGGCCCTGGCCATCTTGCGGCGCAGCCCCGTCGACTTGTTGCCCGGCGTATCCGGCAGTGCGAGAGCGGCCGCTTTCACTCGCGCTGCCGCTGGCTTGGCGCCTTCCCTCAGTCCCTTGGTCAGATCTTTGCGGACCTGCTTGGGGTTGGTGACCGTACGGATCCGCTTCGACAATGCCCTCAGGTCATCGGCGCCGGTCATTCCCATTTGCAGCATTCGGCCCACACCTCCGGATTCGGACGCGCATACTCGAACTGTGGATATTCCTATTGGTGCCGTTGTTCTGCTGGTCGTCGTCTGGGGCGCCCAGCTGCTGAATATGCGCTCTAAGCGCCGCGCCGAAGCGGCCACGCTGGCCGCCGCCGACACTCTGCTCAGCGAGTCCCGAGGCCGTGACCGTGAGCGCCGACAGGCGCTACTGGACCGGCTCGGCGGCGACCTGCGTGTCGTCGAGGACCGGTGGGCGCAGCTCGACGGGGATCAGCAGCGCCGAGGCTGACGGCCGGTCCTGGAACAGCTCCTGCGCCTGCTCGGTCGCCGTGCACCGGTGACAACGGATCGGATGCGGGACGAAGTAGCGCTCCTCGTTCTCCAGGGCCGTGGTCTCCGACAGCGGGTGCTTGCACCCTGGGCACAGGCCCGCCTCGTAGCCGGTCAGGTCCAGGGCGGCCTGCAGGTCGTCCTCCGTCCAGAGCGGCTCTTGGACGAGCGTGCGGACCCCGTCGTGCTCCTCGATGAGCGAGCGGACCCGGCGGCCGAGGAACACCGACGGGGGCACACCCCACGAGCGGGCTGTCTCGAGGATGCCCCGGTGGCCCGGGTCGGTGATGTCGAACTTCACCGCAGCGACGCCGCTTCGATCCGTGCGGCCTCGATGTAGGCTGCGGCACGGAGGCGGGTGGGGTCGTCGCGCATCATGCCGACGGCGAAGTTGCACGGTTGGCAGATCAGTCCACGGATGCATGCCCCGCATGAATAGTCGCCATCGCAGCATCGGTGATCGTGGTCGACGCTGAGCGCCTTGCCGTTGGAGTTCGTCCCGCCACAGATGGCGCAGGCTCCGTTCTGTCTTTCCAGCATCCCCACGAATTGCTCCAGGGTGATATTGAATCTGCTTAGGTTGTAGCCGTATGAGAGATGCCTGGCACACCGTTTCTTGGCGACCGTTGGACCGACGCAACCCGCAATCTCGCACGGCACCTGGTCGCCAAGGTTGTAGGTCTTAATCGGCCGCAGCTCGCCGTACTTTTGCATATGGCGAAGGTGCTGCGAACACAGCTTGCGCGCCTTGTGTTTGCGTCCGCATCCCAGCACCGAGCAGAGCGGCATGGCCCAGTTCTTCGTGTACGCCCTGAGCTTCGTGAGCGACTTGCCCAGACGCTGTTGCTGGTAGTGGGCACCACAGAGCCCGAGGTCACCGCCCTTGCGGTCACAGTCGGGGCCGATGCAGGTACGATCCGTCGTAGCCATTGCGCCTCTTCACTAGGTGCTGATTGGTTAGATCCCGGTGCGCGCTGAATCGCGCGCCGGGATTGTTTATTGTATCTGGAATTACGCGGTGGTAGCCCGGAGATTGGGCTGCGGAGAGACGAAGAACAAAATCTCGTACTTGTGGGTTTCGTTAGGAGCAGGGTCCAGGTTCTTCACCTCACCGACCTGCCCGGGGTAGACCTCAACCGCCTGCGAGGTCGCCCACGCCGTGGTGCTGGTGATGTCCCGGCGGATCACGATGTTCGTCGAGAACCCGTAGACCAGCGTGTTGTACACCGTGTCCGTACCGGTCTGCTTCTTCATCCTCAGGCCCGTGCCGCTGAGTGCGATCCGGCCGGGCAGCTTGGTTGAGTACGTGGAGTTGAGTGCACTGGTGTCGACCTCGGCCGTGTCCGGCTGAAACCCCATCAGCCCATCCGGCGTGATCAGCGACGACAGGTCCACCCCAGCGTTCAGCTCGGCCACGGTGGGGGCGGCGATGTTGGCGATGGTGGGAACGCTGTAGACCCTGGTGCGGCCGTCAGCAAGCGAATCAGCCATGGTTCACGTCCTTCTCTTCTGAGGCCGGTTCGGCCGACTTGGCGGGGGCCTTCTTGGGTGCCTTCGCCGACTCGTCCACGGCGGGCGCCGGTTCCGGGTCGGGTGTCTTGGGTGGGGTGGCCTGCCAGCCCGCCTCGTACGCGCCCTGGACGGCGTCCGGGTGCGACGGGAACCGGTGCACGGCGTGGGTTTCCGGGTGGTACAGGACCACCCAGCCGTCCTCTTCGTTCTGCTCGACGGCCTTCGGCGGGACGAACGGGGCGCCGTCGTCCGGGTCGTCGCCGACCACCCAGCCCAGCGCCTCGTACCGCTCGCGGACACCGGGCTGGTCGGGAACCCGGGTCTGCCCGCCGGTTTCGGGGTGGCTGACGTGAAGCCATTCGCTCATCAGTGGATGCCCTCTCACATCTGGAGCGCGGCGCAGGTGGTGCCCGCGAGAGTGCCGGTGTTCAGGATCGTCACGAGCCCGGTCGTCGGATCAGCGACGTCGCCGATAAGCGGGCCGAAATGCCGGTTCGAGTTGATGGGCACCGTGACCGGGGTCGTGTCCGGCCGGGCCACCCCGTACAAGGTTCCGGGGACGACGATGCTGATGATCGCCGTGTTAGTCGCACCGGTGACCACGTGGTAGTAGATCCCGTCACCGGGGGCGCACGTGTCGGAGGCACTGGATGCCTGGTAGGTGAATCCGGTGCCGATGATGTTCGGAGCGAAGACGGGCAGTGCGGCCATGGGACTTCCTTCCTAAAACTCAGGTCCGTTGGGCTTGGACGTAGACCGAGAACTGGACGAGCGCGTAACGCCCGGTCGGCTCGGCGGTTTCGACGAGCTCGAACTCACCGGTCGGCTGCGCGCCCAGGACCCCGGCCACGCCCAGGTCGCCCGTCGGGTGCTCACGGACCGCGAGCTCGGCGGCGATGTAGAAGCTCATCGCCAGCTCGGTGACCGTCTGCTGGGCGTCAGGGCCGTTGATCCCGCACGAGATCGAGCAGGCCACCGTGTACGCCTCGGAGGCCGTCGCGTAGGACAGCGAATCCCTCTCGGCTGCACCGAGGACGTCACCGACGGTCAGGACATTCGGGTCGGTGGTCGTCTGCGTGTCGATCGGCCCGTAGATGACCTGCACACCCGGCAGGGCGGCGGTGAACAGGGCCGCCAGCGCGGCCTTCACTGGTGCGACGGTGCTGGTCACGCGAACCCCGGGGCGCGGAAGCTGTTGTAGGCGGCCAGCTCCAGCGGCGTCAACGTGCCGACCGCCCCGAAGATCGCCTCTTCGGCGCCCACGTCATCCAGGCCCGGATGGTGGGTCTGCTGCGACGACTGCCACATCCGCTGCACACCGGTCAGCGCCACCTTCCGCAGCACCCGCGGCGGCACCAGAAACCCGGCGACAATCGTGGCGGCCACGTTCTGGCGCCCCCACGCCCAACACCGCGGCGACTGCTGACCACCCCGGAAGATGATCCCCGCGCTGATGTCCGCGGTGTAGTCGGCCGCCGCCAGGGTGACCCCGGACTCCACCACGGTGGTCACCGAGATCAGCGGGGTCGAAGCGAGGATGACCGCGGACCCACCGCCGTCGAACGTCTCAGTGACCACCTGGCGGGCCACCTTCCGGCCCAGGTCCGCCTCCACCGCCAAGCACGACACCCCGCACAGGGTGCGCAGCTGCTCCAGGTCCCCGGCGGACGTGATCACCCCACCTGCGCGCAGATGCGCGACCGCCTCCTCCGTGTCGACGAACAGCGGCACCGTGTCCTCAACGGTGAAGCTGCGGCGGATCACCACCGTGACGCCGCCCACGACCGCGGTCCACAGCTCCGAGTGCAGGCCCGCCGTTGTCGTCGGGTAGACGACGTAGTACTCGCCCGCCACGCCCACGTTGACCGTCGGGGCGATGCCCGCCGTCCCGGCGGGGAGGGTGACCGCGTACGTCGGCAGGGAGTCCGCCGCGACCGCGACGCCGGCCGCGTTCGTGAGGTTGATTGAGCGGGTCTTCGAGTCGCCGAGGTCGATCGGCATCAGTCAGCGCCTCCCTCGGTCGTCGGTTCGGTGCGGATGCCCGGCTCGATGCCGGCGCCGGTTCGGGTGCCGGGGACGCCGCTGGAGGACGACCGGGCGGCGGGTGCGTTGCCGGCAGCCGCGCGGATGCCCGGGGCGTTGCCGGCGCCTGCGCGGGTACCTGGCTCGATGCGCGAGGCCTTCGGGATGACGCCGGAACGGACCGCCCACGAGGCGAGCGCAGCCCAGGCCCAGCCGGCGACGCCCTGCCGCTTGCCCGCCTTCGCGGTGCCACCGAGGCCCGCTGTGGCCCGGCCGGTAACCGCCCGTTTCGTCGTCAGCCCGGACGAACGGGCCGTCACACCAAGCGCGCCGGCGACCGTCGCGGTTGCGCGTTTCTGGACGGCGGCCGCCGCTGTGGCGCCGAAGCTGACGGCGGCGGTGGCCGCATGGGAGTTCGCCGCCGTCTTCACGGCCCAGCTTGCGACGCCGAGCCCGGCTAGCCCGGTGCTCGTGGCCAGCTTCCGGGCGGTGACGAACCCGGCGACCCCGGCCGGCGCAGTGGCGACGGCCGTCGCCCTTTTCTTCGCTGCCAGCGTTGCAGCGAGGGGTACGGGGGCGTTCAGGGACGGGCGAGCGACCTTGGCGGCCACGGCCAGCGGTTCGAGGCCCAGCGTGGCGCCGGTGGCCGGCGTGGACCGTTTCTGACCCGACACCAGACCGGCCAGAGCGAAGGACGTGGCGGCGGTGACCGCGCGCGCGGCGGTGCGGACCGCGTTCGTGGCGAAACCGGCCGGGGCCAGGCCCGTGGCCGGGGCGACCTTGCGTGCCGTCGACTGGTCGGCGAGGCCGACAGCGGCGATGGTTGAGGTCGGCGACCTCTTGACTGTCGCCACGGTCGGTGCGATCCCGGCACCGCAGGATGCGGTGACGACGGCGCGCTTGACCGCGGTGACACTCGACGCCAGTCCGAGCTGAGCTTCGCCAGTGGTCGCCTGGGCGACGACGCCGGAAACGTCCCGCGACGCGAGCAGTTCGAACGTCGTCAGGAAGTTCGCCCGCAGGCGCCAGCCGCGGTTCTGGCGCCACGGGATGAACCGGTTGGCCTGGTTCGGGTCCGGCGGCGGCGGACCGCCGGTCGCCAGCAGTTCGATCCCGAGCAGGGTCCAGGTCTGCCCGCCCGGGGCGGTGATCCCGAACGTCTGGGTAGCCGCCGAAGCTGCGGGCTGGTGGACGTAGTAGCCGACATAGTTCGACGGCGAGCCGTCGTGAATCCCGTCCTCGACCGGGGTGCCGCTGCTCGTGTTGTACGTCCGCCCGGTCGGTGAGACCGCGGCGAAGTCGGCGTTCATCCACGAGACGACGCTGTTCGCGGCCGTCGTCACGATCGTCGAGGACGGCGCCCCGGTCCCCGTCTTCGTCCCGTTCGTGGCAGGCGACCCAGCCAGGCTTGCGCCGGTCCACCACTCGACGATCATCGAGTGCCATCCGGCCGTGCCCGAGAACGCCGTCGACACGGTCAGCGACGCCGACACGGTCACCGTTGTCGTCGACAGCTTCGCGTAGCAGTGGGCGGCTGTGGTGTCAGTGAGCCGGGCCGTCCACGTGTTCCCCGACGTGTCCGTGGGGTTGGCGGCCACCGTGGCTACCGACTCTGCGGCCGCCTTGACGACGAGCACGTCACCGATGGCCGGCGTGAATGAGGCCGTTGTCAGCGTCGTCGTGTTCGCCGCGGACTGCACGACGAGGAACGAGTTGGCGAGGACTATTGCCACGCCAGCGTCCCGAACTGGTCCGGGTCCTCGCCCGGGCCGCCGGCCACCGGCACGTCGAGCACCTCGATACCGAGCATCGACCATGTCTGCCCGGTCGGTGCGGTCATGCCGATGGTCTGCGAACCGGGCGACGCCGCGATCTGGTAGGCGTAGTAGCCGACGTAGTTGCCGGTGCTCTTGTCGTGCAACCCGTCCTCGGTGGGACTGCCGCTCGTGGTGTCGTACACCCGCCCCGTGGGGTCGTTCGCGTTCCAGTCACCGTTCAGCCAGGACACCGCCGACAGGGCCGAGACGGTGGTGATCGTCGAGGACGGGGCGCCACTGCCGGTGTCCGGTGCGCTGACGGCCGGGGAACCGGCGAGCGAGGCGTTCACCCAGTGCTCGACGACCAGCGAGTGCCAGAAGACGTGACCGGTCGGGGTGGCCGACACGCTCAGGCTCGTCGAGCTGGCGGCGACCGCGGTCCACAGGCCCACCCAGCAGCGGGAGGAGTTGCTGTCGCTGGCCCGCAGCGTGTACGCGTTCGTGGCCGTGTCCGACGGGGTGCCGTAGGCCGCCGACGTCAGGGTGCCCTCGATGATCCCCTTCACCACGATCACATCACCCGTGGCCACGGTGAACGACGACGTGGTCAGGGTGGAGAGGTCCGCCGCCGCCGAATTGACGTTGAACGAATCAGCGAGCGTCGGCACGAGCCACCGCCCTCGGGACTAGACGACGCCGGCCAGTTTTTTCGCCGAGAACCAGAAGTCGTTCGTGGCCGCCTGCGTGGCCTGCGCCGCACCGACCTGCCGCAGCTTGTCCAGGTCGAAGATCGCCGCCCGCAGCAACGTCACGTCGGCCTGGCTGTAGCCCAGGGCGGTCAGGTCCGAGTCCTGAGCGAACGCATCCAGCACCGCCTTGAACAGGCGGATCTTCTCGAACGTGTCCCGCAACTGGACCACCAGAGATCCTGCGCGGGCATCGATATCGACCTTGAGCAGTGGGAAACCGACGGCCATGGAACGTCCTAACTGATGAGGGTGCAGGAGTAACGGGTGACCTTGATCGTGTTCGACACCGAGGACGTACCCCACACCGCGCCCGGGGAGATCGCCGTGGACGCCGTCGTGTCGATCGTCACGGTGCGCAGAGCCTGCGTGGCCGGCATCGCCTGAGTCACGGAGAACGCGGTCAGGCTGATCCCGAGAGTCCACCAGCCCATGCCCTGGATCGTTCCCGCCGTCCCCACCGAACGGACCCGGCCCTGCCACTCCGCATGCCACGGCCACGCCGTGGCCGCCGTGATCGTGGTCAGCGCCGTCCCGGCAGCGATAGCCACCGCCCCGTACAGGAACCCGAGCCCCAGCGTCGGCGTGCCGGTGTTCGAGAACTCACCGTCGGCGGTCAGCAGGATCTCCGAGCCGGTCTCCAGGATGTTCGCCGGAAGGATGATCGGCGGCGCCGGCGCGATCGACTGGAAAGCGGTGAACGTGTTGAACGCCGCGCCGTCGAGGATGTGCAGCGGCGGGATCGGCGCCTGGTAATAGGTACGCATCTCAGAAGGCCGTCGCGTCGAGGACCAGGGCGCCGGCCGCGATCGTGATCTGGCCCTGCGAGGCAAACACCTCGGGAATGACCTTCTGGAAGAACAGCTCACCCTGGGCGGTGATGTTGATCGCGGCACCGCCCGAGGTGAGCGCCACCTTGAAGACATCGGCCGTCAGGCCGGACGCGAGAACGAAATAGAGGGTGCCCTCGGTCAGGCCCGTAGGGATCGACTCGGCGAACACGTTGAACACCTGCACCCGGTCATCGGTGGTCAGACCATGCGCGGACGAGGTGATCGTGTCGTTCGTGACCCCGGTCGCATCGACCTCGCCGAACCCCTTCACCGTCCCGTTGATCGGGGCGTACCCGAGGTAGTTGCCGCTGACGTTGCCGGTGCTGGTGTTGAACAGGCCGACGAAGCCGTACGTGCCCGCCGGGACATCAAAGGTGAAAGTGCTCGTGTTCACCTTCTGCCCGGACGCCGCCGCGCTGAACGTGGCCGCCAACCGGGCGTAGGCCGGGCTGCCGCCGGTGGCCTCGGTGCCGCTGAATGTTGCGCCGGTGCCCGGGTCGGCAGCGGTGAAGATGCCGGCGAACTTCACCCCTGCCGTGATGGACTCGTCCAGGCCGTCGAGCGCCGCGTTCTTGGCGATGTCGTTGAGCGGCATTCGGTCAACTCCCTCAGGCGGTTGCAGTGCTCTTTGGGTTGCTGGCTGAGCGGCCCGCCGGCGCGGCCGATGGCTGCTGGCCGGCGTCCGCGCGGGCCTGACCGGCACTGGCCTTGTCCTCGGCTTTCCGCCTGCCGGCGGACAACTCGAGGGCTGCGTCCACGACGTCGTCGCCGTAGGACTCGCGCCAGGCCGTCAGGTGCTTGGAAAGGCCGAGTGCCTGCTGATCCACCGGCGCCTCTTCGGCGGCGGCATCGGGTTCGGGCTTCTCGCTCTTTGTCTCGGTTGCCATGACTTCCTTCTCTCAGTAGGCGAAGACGTCGACGGTTTTCGTCACGTCTCCTGTACGAACAGACCCTGCGCGGCGAGGATCTTCTGTGCCCGGGCCGCCGCCGTTCCCGTGCCGCCACAGTTCGTCCACATGTTCAGCGCGAAACAGGCCAGCGCCATCCGGCCCGGTGGAAGCACCGGCAGCAAGCTCGTCGTCTTCAGCGTGCTGCCCTCGGATTTCTTGTTCACGTTGATCAGGGCCGGGGTCATGGTGGCCACCTGCGGACCTGTCGACGCGGAGGCGTTGCCGCTCATCACGGCCGCGCCCGGGCTGGTCACCGACGAGATGGACAGACCTGCCGTGCTGGTCGTGGTCACCGTGCACCCGACGTCCGCAGATGTGAACCCATTCGCCGAGTCGGTGATCCCAGGCGTCGCGTTGACCACACTGCAGGTCGATCCGGTGACGTGGGCAGCCCCGGTGCGCTTGATCTGGGTAGTCGTCACGATGCCTCCTCAGCAATCGGCTGGACGGCCCCGGGGTGCGTGCGCACCGCCAGGGCCGTCCTCTGTCCGTGGATCAGGTGCCGTCGAAGACCGGAGGCACGGTGCCGGTACCGGTGATCACGACGGTCGCGTTCGTGAAACGCCTAAATGAATAGGCGAAATATCCGTAAAGAACAAGCAGGACACCGAGGTTCGCGGCGGCGGGCTGTTCCGCTCTGATAAACACAGGCGCCTGGGGGTCCTCCCACAAATGACATTCCTGGCTCGGAACCACATAGATGTGGTCCTGGGTGCCACCCGTGGTGGCCTGCGCGAGACCCGCGGTCGTCACGTTGTTGTCGACGCAGACGTTCAACCCGTTGGCCAGCTGACCGCGGATGCCCTTCGCGTAGCCGAGGCCACTGTTCGAGCCGGTGGCCACGGCTGGGAGGTTCCCGCCCGCCTGGTAGATCATCGGCCAGGCCGCCGACACGGCCGACAGCAGCTTGTACCAGCGCCGCGAGTGCATCACGACGAGGTCCGGCTGCGCCCAGCCCAGCAGGGTCGCTTCCACGCTGGACGCACCCTGAATGATCTGCGAGTAGATCTTGGGCGAGGTCGGCGCCGCGTCAGTGTAGGTCTGCAGCAGTGAGGCCGGAGCCAACCCGGTGGTTGCCTGGTTGATGAGCGTGGAGTCCAAGGTGGTGGCGTAGCGACGGAACAGGTCGTCCATCACGATGCCCTCGACCCCGGTACCGCGGTCGATGGCCTGCCGGGACAGGGTCTGCTGGCCGGCCGCGGTCTGCACGTTCTCCGTCAACAGCGTGTCGTCGATGTTCGTCTCGGACACTGCCGAGTTCTCCGACGCCTGCAGCGCGGCCGATGTGGCCGTGGTGATCCGGGAGATGTTGACGGTCATGCCGTCCGGCGGCAGGTCGTGGTGGTTGCACTGGTCCGCGAACGGCCGCAGGGCCGCCACTGCCGGGGCGTACATGTCGGTCAGGTACTGCGGGACCGTCAGGCCCGCGAATGCGCCGGTGCCGGCGGCCCGCTGCAGGTACTGCGAGCGCTCGACCCGCTCTTCGGCCATGTGCCGCACCAGGCGCTGCTCGGCCTCCAGGTCGCGGTACAGGAACTGGCGGGTGACGTCCCGGACGAACGTCGCACCATCGCGGTCGTTGCCGCGGTGGTAGGTGCGCTCTTCCGAGCCGACCCGGGCGACCCGGTCGTAGGCGGGGCGGGCTGCCGTGTTCGCGGCGCCCGAGACCCGTTCCTGCAGGTGCAGGTCCGTGTCCGCCTCGGCGGTCTTCACCTTCCGGGCATTCGCCAGCTTCGAGTCGATGCCGGTGATCTCGGTCAGTGCCCGGTCGCGGGTGGCGAACGCAGACTTGACGTCGGCGTCCTCCTCCTCGGTCAGGTTCGCGCGGCCCTCCTGCCGGGCCCGGGCGAGGATCGACTTCACGGTCGCGACAGCGCGTTCCTTGCGCTTCACGGCCTGCTCGTGCTCCACCTCGATCGAGGTGATCAGGTCTTCGATGGTCGTCATTACGGTGTCCTTCGGTAGCAAGCGAATAGGGCTTGCTCCGCGCGCGGGCGCACACCTCGGGTCATCTGCCGGGGATGGGGCGTCAGCACGTCACCGTTCGTCTTCTGCTTGGGTGACGACGCCACCGGTAGGGCCTCTGCCCGCGGTGGTCTCGCGTGAGCTGGTCGAGCGGTGGTGCCGTTCTCACGCCTCGAGAAGTGCCTCGATGTGCGAGAGGGTCCGGCCGGTCGCCCGCGTCTGGGACGGCTGAGCCGAAAGAGTCTGCGCGGCCGGCGCTTCGTCGACCACGGGGGCGTCGGCTTCCGCGACACCGAGGTAGGCGGCGAGGGTCTCCTGACCCTCGCCGACGATGCCGTCGATCGCCGCGAGCATCCTCAGTACCTGCTCCACAACGGCCGTGTCAGTCCGCGAGAGCGCCTGGGTCGGGGTGAGGTCCTTGCGGTGCTGCAGCAGGCCGAGGGCGGCGCGAGCCGCACCCGTCGGCAGCTGCTGAACATCGCGCATGATCTGCTGCGAGCGGGCCGCGATCGACGTGAACGGGTTCGCCCCGTAGTTCACGGCCGACGTGTCACCGCGGTCCAGATTCACCCGCTCGATGGTGAACTCGGTGAAGTCGTCGTTCCACGACGCGTCGTCGATCTGGAACGCGAACGACATCTCGGTGATGAGCTTGTCCTCGATCGCCGAGATCAGATTGCGGGCCTCGTCGCGCTGCGGGTTCAGCCACGCCGTGGACCGCAGCCCCAGCGCGTCGGCCGACAACTCCAGCGTGCCGTTCGAGGTGCGCGCCAGGGTCAGGCCGGTGTGGTTGATCAGGAACGCGACGTCGGGCTTGGCGGCCAGCGTCGCATCGAACGCACCCGCCGCGACCTTCTCCGAGTAGGGACCGAAGAAGTCCCACATCTCATAGGAGCGTTCCACGATCGAGGCGTAGCCGACCAGCTCGTGGAACTGCTTGCCGTCGCGCTCCACCAGCTGCGCGCGCATCTCGGCCGGGGAGTCGACCAATCGGGCCCGCTCGCCGTCGTTGGGGCCGAGCCGGCGCGCCTCCGGCTTGCCGGCCGCGGCCGCCGCACGTTGGACCGCCGC